CAGTGAAATCATAATTAACATGAAGTTCGTGGTAGTAAATAGAAGCATCAAAACCAGCATCTAATTGACCTTTATTAACAGCATCGGTAGGGTTAACACCGTCAGCCATATCAATAATCTTGTTAGCTTGCATATCTATTTGAGAATTGATCTCAACTATTCTAGAAGTGATAGTAACTGCACCTCTTGTTCCAGATGCAGTAGTACCTGTACTTAATGCAACATCACCAGAAGGACCAGTACCAGTATTGTTACCTGTATAAATAGAAACATTACCTGTCTTACCAGAACCCGCGTTATTACCAGAGAAAAAATCAGCAATACCAGTATCAGCAGAAGAACTACTGTTAGTAATTGGACCAGATCTCATTCTAGCGGCACCAGAAGCACCTAATCCAGCTTGATCCCCTGATCTCACGACTATATTACCAGTAGTAGCAGTAGAAGATGCATTTATCAAAGAACCAGAAAATAGTGTAGCAATACCAGAAGCACCAGTTGCTGTTGCTGCAATACTACCAGAGTTAATTTGAGCATTACCAGAAGCACCACTGCCAGCTAAAATACTACCAGTAGAAGCAGCAACAATACCGGAGTTACCTTGTGTAGAAACGCTACCAGAGTTAATTTGAGCATTACCAGAGTTACCCGTTACAGCTTGACTAGAGCTAACACTAACGCTACCAGTGTTTCCACTTACTTGAGCGTTACCAGAAGCAATTTGAACAGCACCAGAATTAGCTCCGCTTGTGTAACCAGAAGTAATAACCGTTTTTTTAGAATCGTTTCCAGCGAACGTTCCTAGTTGGTCGGCTGATTGGACGTACAGTTGATCAGTCGAACCATCTTTAGGTGTGATCACAGAGTAACCTGCGCCCCATGGATTACCAATAACAATGTCATTAGCTTCAATAGCAGCAGCTCCAGCAACTGTGATATCTAAAAGACCTGACATCGTATCGCCAGTTTTACTTACTTTATCATCTAATGCTAATTGAGTATCATCACTTATAGGTTTGTCGGCATCACTTGTATTGTCTACGTTTTCAAGGCTCAGCTGAGTTTTTGTAACTGAGTGAGGGTTGTTTGTGGCTGTGACATGGTTTGTTAAATCTAGCTGAGAAGCTTGTCTAATTCTTAAATCCATCTCATGCTTAACTGGATCTGAGAATAATCCCAAAGTTTCAACCATGTACTGAACACTATTTACAGATGCTGCAGAGTTTGAGCCGAAAGAAACTGTTAGAATTTGTTCTGTAGGAAGCCTATCTCCGACAGACTGTTCCGGAATTAAAGCCAGATTAATTCTTGGAAGTTCTGGATGAACAGGAGGATTTACTCCTGCATAAACTAAATATTGTTTTCCAACTACCGGGGTAGGAGTCATTGGTCCGTCGTAAACAACTCTAGAGTGAGCAAACCCCGGAATTACGTCGCCAGTTCCTGTAGGAAATGTATAAATTGCAATAATTGGAGAAGCTGCCCCAGATACTGCGTCAAAAGTCATTACAGCATAGGCTGATTTAAAATCGCCTAAAGTTATATTACCTTGGCTTGTACCATCAAAATAATACCAGTTTATCTTTTGTCCAGCTATTGAATTTTTAAAATACCAACCGTCTCTAATTAACGTGGAAGGGTCTTTTATACCCGGTTGTCCATCTGCATAAACTTGCGTATTATTTTCGTAAGCGTAAACTGTTAAAACTTCGGCACGATCTTCAATAGGAATAATTCTGTCGTCTAAAGCGTCTAATGCATCCTGAGTGTCGTCGCTTATAGGTTTGTCGGCATCGCTTGTATTGTCTACATTTTCTAAACCTATATCGCTCTTATCTAAGACTACGTCTCCAACTTGAGTATTTACAGAAGTTACTAAAGAAGGAGATGCTTCTACATAAGTAGCTCCATCCCAAGCATATAACTTTGCAGTATCAATAGCAAAATATAAGACGTTAACAGATCCAGTTGGAGGAAAACTAACAAGATCTGGATATTGAGAGATTCCCCCTCCTCCACCAGAACCAGATATATAACCTATTCTTAGTAGTGTATTTGCCATAATTAATGCCTTTGTTTTCCAGCGTAAAATATTCTAGAGATATCTATAGAACCCGATGTTACAAGTACTTTTACACGTACATATAAGGAACCAGCTCCGTTTATATCCCATATATGACTTCCAGATGAATCTGTAATTCTTTGATAGGACTCTGTTAAATCTGAAAAATTAATATTATCAGAAGAAAATTGGAGAATCAGTGTCATATTAGGAGAAACTCCATTTTCATACGTAACCATTATTGAAAATTCAGCTTCTCTATCATCTAAAGAAAAAGATGGAGAAGTCCAATCAACATTTACAGTTTGTGAACCTTCTAATATTTCTTTAAGTCTTATACTATCTAATATACAACCCATTTATCCCTCTTTTTTTTTAGAAGTTAATTTTCTTCCAAAATATAATCCAGCACATGCATAAAAAAATTGCAATGCATTATCTATATCTACTCCATCAACTAATTTTGCTATTTTATTTAAAAGACCAAATATAACTAGCCCAGAAGATATCACCAAAAGGGTAAAAGATGCAGAGGGCTTTTGAGATAACGCATCTCGTAATACTGGAACTGGTATGCCTTTTTTAGTACACCATTCAGCAAACTGTGACTTAGGATCTTTTAGACTCTTCACTTACCTTTTTCCCTTTTTCCAATCTTCAAAATTATAAACTTCTGCATGAAATACAGTGCTATCGTCATATAATATCGGCATAGATCTTAAGTATGTTCTATAAGATCTATACTCTTTTCTAAGATCGGTATCTATATCTGCATCTGCAAGCTGGGTCCAGTCAGAAGATTGCAATAAATAATTTCTTGTTTTTCTTATACATTTCCAAAAGTACTTGGTTTCTTGTTTAGCTACTTCCTCTATCTTTACCTCTATACCTTCAGAAATCTTAAATAATCTGGATAATTTTCCGTTTACAATCTCAGTTATCTCGTCAATAATAAATGGCTTTTGTTCATTGGTTAGATATCTCTCATCTACCCATTTTACTATACAATTCCAATGTCCAAAAGCTAAATGATAATCTCTATATAAAATTGCAAGCTCTGCAGATTCAAATTCTTTTATTTCTTCTTCTCCAGAATCTACATTTTTAATAAGTAACTTATACATAAATCTTCCTTACTAAAAATTCTTAGCCTTTTATAACTCTATCTTTAGCTACCTAACGCTATGCTTTAAACTTCTGTTTTTAACAACTTCCACACATAGTAGCTTTTTATTTAATTGACGTATATTTTCTTACGGTACAATACCATATTCATAAATAATTACAATACCAGTACCGCCAGCACCGCCAGCATTTGCGGAAGTATGCCCACCGCCTCCTCCTCCACCAGTATTTGCAATTCCTGCACTTCCAACACCAGCTACTGCTTTTGATCTACCGCCTCCGTTTAAGAAGGCACTATCTCCCCCCATTCCAGACCTTGTAGTTGAAAAGGGAGAATCCCCAGCTCCACCCGCAATAGATATAATAGTTCCTGCAGGGCTATTCGCTGTACCTCCAGCACCCCCTGCCCCATTTAAAGTATTACTTACTCCCGCACTTCCACCACCTGCAGTTACCGTAACCACGCCAGTGAAAGATGAAGCAATTCCTGCCGTAGCGGTTGCTCCTCCTGTCCCAACTACAACAGCGTATCCAGTTCCTGCTACGACAGTAAGAAGACTGCTATTATATCCCCCAGCACCGCCTCCAGAACCAGACATTGTTATTCCTGCCGCTCCCCCACCTCCACCGCCTCCGACAACGTGAACTAAAATTTTAGTTACTCCAGTTGCAGGAGTATATGTACCTGATGTTGTAAATTTAGTTACACTTTTTAAAGCCCCAGCTGCAACTAGGCTAGTGTAAGGATCTAAACCAATATATGTAGTCATAAAAATATCTCCTTCTTAATACAATGTTATGTAAAAGCTTCCTGTATATGTCGAGGGCACTGCTATGATATCAACTTTAACATAGTATCCAGCTGGGATATACGCTCTTGCTATTGTTCCATTGAGGATATCCCCATTTGCAAGTGATGCAAAGTTAAAACTCGGAAGAACGTCGAATATTGAAATCATAGTATCATAAGTAGGGTCAATAGCACCCGTACTTGGTAGTATCCTCGTATTAGCTGCATAAGAAATTCCGTTTACAGTACTAAATACTCCACCAAGAAGCAAGTTTCCGTTGGATGCAAATTCAAAAGATAGTACACCTACAATTACACCAGTAAACGTAACATTACTTGTTCCATCAGCATTTAGTTTATACATACCTGTACTTACTGGGGCTACAAAAATCGTATCGTCTGTGGCAACTTTAATTCTCCATATATCGGTTAATCCTGTAGGTAGAGTAAATGTAGGAGCACTAATTACAGCTCCTGTAGTTGAATTAAGTTTCACAATTTTTGAAGTTAATAATCCTCCCCCAAAGGCTGATGTACTAAAAGTACCACCTAGAACAATATTACCTTGATGTAGAGCTATGGTATTAACATAATTAGCCCCAGCTCCGGGCGTTGTAAATGTGGGATCTTTTACTCCACTTGATGTTAACTTTACAATTCCATTTACTGTATATGAAGCACCGGACAACAATTGATATGTAACGAATTTTCCAACTACTAATAAACTATCATCACTTAATAATAATCCTTGATAAAACTCATATGCGTTAAGAAGGTCTAAATTTCCTGCTTCAAAAGAAGAATCGTAAGAACCGTCTGTATTTAACTGTATTAATCCCCTTGCTGCAAAAGGGTATCCGCTTGTTGTAAAATCACCTAATAAAAGTATTTTACCGTTTGACCTTACTTGAATATCATTAATACCTCCACCACTTAAATTAAATTTTCTTGTTCCGCTTGATGTAAATGCAGTATCTAATATACCCGAGCTATTTAATTTACAAAGTCCAGAAAGATTAGCTACTCCATTATAGCTACTAAAAGAGCCTCCAATTAAAACGGAACCATCAGAAAGAAGTTTAACTACTTTTATATCTGTAACTCCACCGAATCCAGTACCTACTACAAATGTAGGATCTACTGTACCATCTGTATTTAATCGTGTAATCTTTGCACCGATCGATTTTCCATTGTATACAGTAAAACCTCCTACAAGTATTACTTTGCCATCTGCTTGCACTGCCATGCTAGTAACCCCTGCATTAAACCTTGAGGACAGTAAGTATGGAATTGCTCCAACTTTTATATCAATTGTTAGATTTCCAGATGTAGGAGTTCCTTCATCCACCATTAATGAATTAAAAGAAGTTAATGATGTAGCAGACTTCACTCTTTTATAAATAAGGTCAGAAGCACTTGTATTAGTAGATGTTTTGGAAATCATCTCATCTATGATATAGTCAGAAGATCCCCCTCCCCCTCCTGCCCCTAGTACTGCAGTAGTTACAAATGCAGTTGTCGCAATTTGAGTGGAATCATCTCCAGTTGTTGCGGTTGGTGCTTTTGGAATTCCTGTAAATGTAGGAGATGCTAGTGGAGCTTTTAAAGAAAGTGATGGAACTGTTGGAAGATCTGCTGTACCTGCAAGATCTCCTGCTAATTTAATCTTACCTTTTATTAAGGTAGTTGCATCGGGAGTTACAGAAGAATCTACATAACTTTTTACTGCAAGAGCAGATGGAACTTGTAAATCAGATGCAGAGGCTAGAGTTGTACTTGTATTAAGTACTCCTGATTGTAAATTAGAAACTTCAATATGAGAAATTCCATATTCATAAGTTGTTTCAATTGATTGTAGAGCGTCCTTAACTGTAGAATTATCAGGAATTGTTGTTCCAGTAAAAGTTCCAAGGTTCTCTGCATTAGCGGCAACTCCAGATAGAGTTACTAGGTCATCTAGCCTATCCTCATGCTCTTGTAACACGACTTGAACAGTTTCTCCAACCGTTCCACTAATAGAAGGATTTGTTAAAATTTCATTGGCCTGATCTTTTTGACCTATTTGAGCATCTACGTATGTTTTAATAGCTTTTTGAGAAGATAGTAGAGTATCAGAGTTAGCAGTTAGAGTTCCATCTAAAGATATTGCTGTTCCACTTACTCCAGTGTTAATAACTGGAGAAGTTAGAGTTTTATTTGTAAGAACTTGAGACTGAGAATTTGTAACAATCTCTCTAGAAGCACCGTCTAAGTACGCCTTAATTTTATAGCCATCAGCAGAGTCAACTTTTAACTCTCCATTGATACTCTCAATAGCAACATCATCTGGAGCTAAAATAATTCCTTTAATAAAACGTGTCTTTTTAAGTGCCATTATAGAACTCCTATTTATTTATCACTTTAGCTTCAAAAGTTATAGTACCTATATAAGAAACAGATCCTATATCAGAACTTTTATATTGTATTTGTCCTGTTGACGTAATAGATATTTCCAATACACCAGAATCTCCAGTCGTTCTTCTACTTATTCCCCAATCATTTCCATCATAGTAACCTTCAATAAATCCTGATTCAGCTATAATTGAAGTAGTAGAGCTAGATCTTTGTATAAAATATTTACATTCTATAGAAATAACTTCTGAAGTATTAAAATTAAATCCAGAGATTGGAGTTAGAGTTGATCTGTTATTTAATATTGGCTCAGTTCTTGTTGGTATATCATTTGGCTTCTGTACAGTTTCAAGAGCAGTAGTAACAGCAACAGCCCAATCTGTAATTTCAGAGCCATAACCGGGATTTTCCCCTTCTAAAGGGAATTCAAATTCTTCAGTTCCCACGGTTAATAATTTAGGCATTAGCATCCTCGTTGAAAAGCATCTGTAATATAAGGGTGTTTTATATGGCTATTGGGTTCACAACTAAGATATTGATTTTATTTGGAAAATATTTGTTGACTTTTAGTTAAATATCTAATACTCTTATCAAGAGGCCACAATCTATTAGCCTCAATCTAATCATCCTCCTAACAAGTTTTTCCTCCCTTTCTTGTTAGGAGGTTTTCCAAAAAAAAAAGGACTCCAGAAAGGAGTCCTCTTCTCTTGAATAAGATTTTAAAATTAAGCAGTCTTAATATACTTAAGAACAGCCATTTTACCCGGAGCTGAAGTGAAGAGAGCTTGGTCAGAATAAGCACGAAGCTCATAACCGTTAGCAGATTCCATTTCACGGAAAAATTTACCCGGAAATCCCGGACGTTCAAAAGTAATATCAGAAGAACCGATACGCTCAAGTTCAGCAGGAGGGAAGATATAAGCGAAACCTTCTTTCACAAAAAGTGAAGCGTGGATTTCAATTTTACCATTCTGACCGTAGAAAACTAGAGACTTAGAACCATTCTCCATTTTTTCAGAAGAATAAGAAGTGTCGTATTGACGCTTAGCAGCTTGCTCAGTCATCAACTTGTTCCAATGTTTAGGATTTACTAAACAAACAACATCTTCTTCTGTAAGACCTTTTTCCATACAAAGAGCAATAGCTTCTTCAACTTTCCCAAAAGAAATAAATTCTTTTGCGGCTTCAGAAGTTCCACAAAGAACAGTGTTACCTTTGAAAAGATCAAATTCTGCAGCATCAATGTTGAAGATAGTAGCCTCGTTAATAATAATTTTATGAAGACCAGCAAATTCTTTATTATACGCGCCTTTAAAGTATACAACATCAGCAGCAGCATTTTCAGAATCTGGATTACCAGAAACACCAGCTGGCATAACGTCAACTTCAACAGTTTGGTCTTTAAGGTTTGGTTTAACTACGTTACAAACACCGCGAAGTGTTCCACCTTGAGAACGAATTTCTAAAGCAGCATTTTTAGAACCTGACCAAATACCTGCAGCCCATTCAGAACCACAGATAGTAAGAATATTACCAGCAACGATTCCAACTTTAGCAATACCAGACTGACCGTACATAAGTTGAACTTCCATACGGATTTGAGTTGATTTAAGCATGTTCTGAACAAGACGTTTAGTTTCTTGCTCGAAAGCAGCTTTAGAAGATACTGAACGAGAAGCAGCACCAACTGAAATAGCTGATACTAGAACTAGTTCATGACCTTTAACTTGAGCATCTCTGTTTGGAGAAGCTACAGCTGCGTTAAGAATGAAAGCATCACCAGCAGATCCACCATAGGTGAAACCATGCTCTAGACCAAGAACGACTGGTTGATGATATAGATTACCTAGAAGTTTTTCAGCAGCTGAGAATTCAGCAAGCTTGAGCATTTTCATACCTTCTGGAACTAGATCTCTGATTTTTGAAGCGTAAACTTCTTTAAAGTGTCCGTCAAGTGTAGAGACGGTGTTTGCAATAGCCATTTAATTTTCCTTGTTTCTATAAGTTTTGTTAAGTTGTTTATAACTAAATTATATTCTTCCTAACTAGCTTGTCCAAAGTCCTTAGATATTTGGAGGCATCGTCTGTACTAAATACACTAGCTAATGTATAAGGGTGCTATAGTATCATATAGTTATAGCACCTAATAATTTCAATTATTTAGACCGTCTATTAAATTATTAAACTTACTGATATTATTAGATTTGGTTAAAACTTGTAAATTCCAAGGCACATGCAAACCACATACTTCTTTACCTTGTAAAGGAATTATATGATCTACTTGTAGGATCTCTCCTTCATTTAACCATGCTAACTCTCTAGCAAGTGTATAAAATTCTTGTATTTGTTCATGATGTTCTCTTGTTAACCATTTAGGAGTTGCGTTATATTTAGCAGCTCTATACTTTGCTTTAATTCCTGTAACCTTAGAACGATTTTTATTACAATATTCTTTTACTCTAGATTTTATAATATCTCTATGCTCGATATATCTTTTACGAGCATATTCAAGTCTTTTTTCTTTATTATTTTGATATATTTGTTTTTGTTTAATCTTTATTAATTCTTTATTTTTACTTCTATACTTTGCCGTTGTTTTTTTTATCTTATCAGTATTCTTACTAACATACTGCTTTTGTTTATAAGCAATATCTTTTTTATTTTCTAAATAATATTTTCTTTTTTGATCTTTTCTACAATTTTTACAATAACAGCAAAGCCCATCATAGGCTTTGCTGTCTTTAGTAAAAAAATTTATATCTTTAATTTGGATACAAGATGAACATTTCTTAGTAGTGAAATTCATTTATTTTTTTGAACCTAAATTACGAAAAAAGTCACGCTGTTTAATTTTTTCACCTCTTGGCTCTTCTTTTTTTTGGATAGAAGAAGCTGTAGATTTAATAGAATTCGCATTCTTAGAGTTAGAAGCATTCATAACATTAAGTCTCTTGGCCCTCATCCTTTCTAGATTCCTCTGACCAATTAACTGCTCAAGTACATCTTCTGGAGAATCATCCATAAGACGACTCATTTCATCGCGCCATTCTTTTTCAACAAGAGGCATGACATCTTCGGCACTAACGTCATCAAAGCCATTATTCATAGCCCATAACATAGAGTCTGCAATACGCTTAACAATATGACGAGATTTAGGAAGAGTTTTATGAGCATCTAAAGCATATTCAATTTCAGATTCAATTTGTGTAGCAGCTTGCTCTTTAAGTTTTTCAAACTGATCAGTGTCTCTTTCTTCTTTAAGTTTACGAGCTTCTTCACGAGCAGCCTGTAACTCAATTTGGATTTTTTCTCTTTCTAATTGCTCAGGAGATTTTTTCATTTCCTCAATACGTTGGTGAATACGAAGCTCAGCCATTTCATCTGCGTCAATTCCAAGCTCTTGTAAAACAGCCCAAGGATCAGACTTAAGACGACTTACTTCTTTTTCATATAGTTTTTTAAGATTGGCAGACTCTTGCATAGATTGACGAGCAGCAGCAGCAAGCTGTAGTTCATTGCGTAGGTTGTTTTCATCAGCCAAATCAATTTTTTTAGAAATAGTTTTACCATTTACTTTGAGCTGGTATTCTCTGATTAAGCTCTTAACTTCTTTCTCAGAAGCACCATTAGCAAGAGCTGTTTCTACAACATCTTGTAATTGACCTTCTTGTCCGGATTCTTCACCCTCTTGAGTTTCTTGAGATAGAGTTTCGTCTGTTTGGGCTTCTGCTGATTCTGGAGACAAATTTTCTTCTGACATAACTTTTCCTTTGGCTGTTTGTATGAGCCTGAGTGACTGTCCCGTTAGTGGGATAAGTCTATATTTAAATTATTATTTATTATATCTTTCTTTTAATTTTCTAGCTTCTTCTTCCGCAACATCTGCTGCAAGCTTATCCCCGAATATTCTTTTTTTTAATCCAGTCCAATCATAAGAAGAACTGGGAGGAACTTCCTTCGGATTTTCTTCCTCACTCTCCCAAAACGGTTTATATCCGGGAGGTCTTCTTGCCTTTTTATTATCCTCACTCATACACTACATACCCTTATCAAGCTTACTTTTAAGTCTCTCAAAATAAGATTTTTGCTTTTTTTGTTTCTGCACTGCACGACTCATAGCTTCTGGATCTTGTGCTTCAGCCATATCAGAAATTGTAGTTTCTTTATAGGGATCTTGTAAAAGATCCTCTGTATAATAATCTTCTAAATTTTTCTTACTTTTTTTTTCCACTTACTTTCTCCTTAAGTTTAGCAAAGCGTTTTTTACCCACATTACCCTTGGTAAATTCCTTAGCTACCTCTGGTTCAATCCCAACTTTTTCAGCAAAGTCAGGATTGTTCTCAGCCGCTTTCATAAACTTAAATTGCTTTTTAGATTTTGCTGGCATACTATTTACCTTTTTTGCCTTTACCTTTTTTTGATCCACATTTAGCCATACTATACTCCTAAGTTATTTATAGCCAGTTGTTCTGGCGTGGTTGGTTGTGCAGGTAAGATACCCTGAGCTACTCCAGCTGGTTGTGCTGGACTAGGCAATGGTCCCATATTTTGTTGCATAGCAACAGACTGCGCTTCAGGATTCTCTAATAATGGAGGGATTTGTTCTTGACCTTGTTGATTAGGCTGTTGAGGGGCCGCAGCTTGAGGAGAAGGAATTCCTCCACCAACTGGTCCTAAGGGTGTTTCACCTAACAAAGTAAGAATATTAGCAACATTAGGATCAGATAAGATATCAATGTGCTCTTGGATATGGGCAAGTGTTCGTTGAACAAGCTCAGCATCCATACGTAAATCAGGATCTGCGAGAACAGCCTTATGCTCTCTAATATGCAATGAGTGAGAATCAGTAAGTACAGCCACCACGGGAGTCGTACCGTCCACAAGGCGTTCTCTTTCAGCTCTAACAAGCAATAACTCCTTGTTCTGACCTTCTGTCATGGTTTCTAATTTACCTGTATTAATAACAGATATATACTGCTCGGGAGTAGTAATAATACCCATTTGCATCATTTGAGATGCCATTTCCACTCTTCCAGCAGTAGTTTGAGCAAGAGCATTACCTGCATCAACAATAACTCTTGTAATAGAGCTAAGGTCATCTGATGTAAACTCTTTCATATAAGTTACATTAGATTTACCAGCAATTGCAGCAACTCTAGGAGTTTTTGCAAAAGTTTTAAGAAGTTCTACGACATTTGTACCAACATCCTCAATTAATTGTATGTATGATTGCTGAAGTCCTGAAATAAACTGTAAAGCTTGAGATTGAATTAATGCCAGAGCATTACCTGATTTAAGTTGAGACTCTGGATTACCACGGGCAACCGAATTTATCCCAGATATAGTTTCCATTGAAGATTCTAACATTTTTAAAAAGTTAAATATTTCTACAGGAGTAGAAGTTAGGTTTAAGGCTTTAGGAGGTTGAAATCCCGGATTACCTTGAATAAAATTTAGTCCATCTGAAATCTGTTCCATCTGAACATCAGATCCTCTTTCTACATACACGTTCTGAACGCCAAATGTATTTTGGTTAGTCATAATAGTAGAGTATAGAGAGTTTACAGCATCTTGAATTGGTAAGAGATCAAACATAGCCGTGTAACTAAAAGGCGTGCCGATAATATCTCTAGAAGCAATTCTAAATACGGGAAGTTTTTTATAGACCAATACCGTATCTTCGAGGACAATATCATTGTCTAGATATAGAACGTATCTACCCTTAGGTAATGATTCTGTAGGTCTATGAAAAAATTCATAAACCGGAACGTCTGTAGTTTCATCATAAGCTGACATAGTAATACGAGTAGTATTTAAGTCAGACTTAGTTTTTAAAGCTTTAATTTTTTCAGAAAATTCTGGGTATTTAGCAATTAAATCAAATTTATTTTTAAAACTTCTGCATAACTGCCAATCATGATTACTATCAGATCTAGTTGGATCAAAAACTACATCAAAAGGCGACATAACATTAAATACGATATCACCGCTATATAATGGAACTCCTGCTCTAAGTTCAACTTTTTCGCCATCTTCGTCAATTTCAAATATAACTTCTCCGTCAGGACCATATTGCACATTTCCACTTTCATCAACAAGAGGTTTATATTCTGGCTCAATAAAGTCATACACTTCACCAGTAGTAGCGTTCCACTCCATTTTAATATAGCCCGCGCCCATAACAATAGCATATTCAACAGCTCTTTTTAAATCTTGTTCTAATCTTTTATCCCTCATGTAATATTCTAAAAGACCATTAGCTAGATTTGTTTGAATCTGAGATCTAACGTCAGTATTAACAGATCTTGCTTGAAAAGATGGCCTAGTGGCAGTAACCATAGTTAGGATATGGCTTGCAATATTCCCATAATGGTTCATAGGTAGATTTACTAATTCTCCAGTTTCTCCACCAAAGGTAATAGCATGTCCACCTTCATAAAAGAAACCATAATATGCTTGCCAACTTCTTTTAATCTTATCTAAATAATCTGTAGATATAAGAGAGTTGAACCAAGAATCTGATTTTTTTTGTAAGTAAAGAACTAACGTCTCATCATCACTTGCTGCAAAATATTCATTTTTGTCATAATAAGCCATGTAAATTCCTTTACTTTTCTATTAACTAAGGGTGCTATATGTAAATGATACGCTGAATAATCAACTACTTAGTACTATCTTTTCTCCAAACCATACTAGATAGCCATGATTTCACAGACTTGTCTTTTAATTCATCTTTTTTAAGCTGCGATGTAAATACGCCAGATCCAGAAATATCTCCGTACCCAGCCGGATATGGATTTTTACTTTTTATTATATTCCTATGTAAGTAAATTATAGCGGCTAGGGCATCCGCGTGACCACCCTTAATTTGACCTGATGGGGAGTCTTTAATCTTTAAAAAATTTCTTCTATTTTTATCCCATCTAGCGAATTTCATATGATATAAAGTATGAGTACATTTCGGATGAATTACTACCTTATGCTGAGATAACGCTACGTCTAAAGCATTGATTGCAGCTTCCCTATTATCTTTCCTAGTTGGGATAAAAGTTATCCCATGATCTCTTTGTAAGTCTGTTAACATAATTAAATTGTTGTTATCAGCAATTCTTAGATATGGTGGAATTACACTTTCGTCTATTGTATTTCTCCATAATTGAGATTCTTTTATTCTTATTGCTTCTGCGACTGCTTTTGTATTTACTTCTTTACCAAATATAAGCTCATCTTCAATTACAGTAGTAGCATTTAGATAATCATAATATCCAAACAAAACAGCTGTTAAGTCAGATCCCCCGATATCCATAGAAACATAGGAGTCATAGAATATAGGTCTAGGATAATCCGATCTTACAATAACCTTTTCAACGTCAGAACTGAATGAAGGTAAAATAGAAGTATCTGCACTTCTTACAATCTCACACATATACTCACGACGAAATCCCGGATCTTTCTCACCATCTGGGTAATCATCCAAAGCGTCTTTGATAATTGCTTCTGTAAATTGCGGGTTATCAAAAATAGTAAATACCCTAATACGACCCTCTGCTTGATACTTTAAAGCCCAATCCTGCACAAACTCGTGATCTTCATATCTTGAAGGAGTTGAAACTAGAATTGTTCTACCTTGTGTTAACTTTGTAGTTGGAGCAAGAACAGATCTAACTGCATATGTTAAATCATCACAAAATCCAGCCTCATCTACAATATTTAAGCTAGAGTTACCACCTCGGATACTTTCAATATTACCATTATCTGAACCGGCCATTTGCAGTTCACTTCCATTTGGAAATTTATACAATAGATCAGCCGCCATGAATATAGGACGTAAATGTTTTGGACAATCTTCCAAAATAGTTTTCATTATTGGAATAATATTTTTCTTAGCAGCTTTTTGTTTAGGAAATACATACTTAACAATAGTATCCGGAACTTTTAGGCATGCCTCTATTGCCATGGATAAAGCTAAATAACTTTTGCCTAGTCGTCTGGCACACATTACTACACTTATCTTACTACTATCTTCAAGAATGCCTTTCTTAATAATTTTCTGAGGCTCTGTTAATTTATAATCTAAGACAGCATGTTCCCATAATTGAACAACAGCTTCGTCTCTAGAAATAGGTCTTTCTTTTTTTTCACTCATCTTCTATCAACAATGCTGAGAAGCTCGGCAACAGATTTAGCACCCTTCTTCTTCTCTTTCTTTTCCTCTACTGGTTTTCCTCTAATTGCAAGAAGATTTTTAACAAGCAGATCTAATATTTTAACATCCTCTAAAGTGAGAATTCCATTATCTGAGGCTATTCTTAATTTATGAATTTCACTAACACAAATTACTTCTTCATCACAAATTGCAGGTAAATCTTCAAATAAATCATTGTCTTGCAGTAATGAATGAGCTTTAGATAACTCTAGTTCAAGTTCAGCTACTCTCTTTCTAAGCTTTTCAATTTCAAGATTATCAAGTTGGTGATATACGCTCATACTATCCTTAGAATTGAACTTTAGGTCTATCTTTTGGACGATCAAGTGTGCCGGGAACTCTCGCCATATTTAAACTAAATTTAGCAACATCATCTCTAAGCTGTGTTAATTCAATTTCAGCTTTGGACTGAATTTTCATAACTCGCTCATCAGTTTCTCTACGAAGCATTTCAAGCTCCCCAAGAATATCTGGCTGCTCAGTTCTAAATAAATATTGCTGATAAGCAAATAGTACAGAGGATGCTACAAATCCAACAATTGGACCAGCACTGATGGGATTAATAGCAATATAAATAAAAAATGCGAGTAATAAGATTGCAGGAAATGCATCTAGATATTTTTTCATAATGTCCTTATAAGTAAAGCACTTAGAGCCTATTGGTATCTATGTGACAGTCTGTTAATATATAAGGGTGTTATTTCTTAGGATGTCTTTTATTGCAGAGCGTCTATCCCTGTGCCTTTAAATCTTGTAGTGCCTTAATTCTATTTAAAAAATCACTATCTTCTGTTTTAGATGTATCTACTTCTCTCCCAGAGAAACTTTTAATAACTGGCGAGCCACCTCGCTCTACTCGCTTTTGACCAATTCTCATTAGAAGTTTTCTATACTCAGGATCTTGTAATTCTGGAGAGGTATCACTAATTTCAGCAGTTTGCATAAGCTTATCAGTTAAATCTTCTGCACCCATTGGAGCAGCATAAGAAACAGCTCTAGCTAAAGCCGTATTAGGTTTTCCCTCTTTTATATCAGCTGCCACTGGTACAACTCCAGAAGCAAGTGCTAGTGGACCTAGGGCTTTAGCAGCAACTGTAGAGATCCCATGTAACCTACCTAATTTAGAATTTTCTTTTACAGGAGCTTCTTTATATAAATCTTTTGCGGATTCTACAGCAGCTCCTAATGGACCAGTTACCCCTCTAAAATCTCCCGATTTTAAATAGCTTTTCAAAGCACCTAAACCGTAACTACCCTCACGTAAATTAGGAATATTAGCATGATGACCTTCCGCAGCTGCCTCATAAAAATCAGATGGATCTAGTGATCTAGGTAGTGACTTTTTAGCAAGTGCATATGCTTTTTCTTTACTTAATTGAGATTTATTATTTATGTTCTTTAATTCTTTAGGCATTTCATAGCTTAATCGCTCTTCATCATATTGATGCCCAAGTTCATGTAGAAGAGTAGCCACTGGATCTAAGATATCCCCAGACTGCAAAATCTTTCTATTTAAGGCTATAATAGGGCTTCCGCTTTTTAATTTCCCGTATAATCCCTTAGAACCTTTTAATTGATTTTTCTCATTTTCTTGTAATATTCTAATATTAGGATCTATTTCAGGATATCGCTCTTTTGCTACTCTACCTAAAAATTCTTCTAACTGTTTAACATTACCACTATCTGGAATAGATATACCCGTATTATCTAATACTTTCTTAGCCAATGTCTTTTCAGCAACATCTCTAGCAGATAGTCCTTGATTAAATAAAGTTTTTTCTGGGGATACCATAGTAGTAGTTGAATAGTCTCCTAGTTCAACTTTTTTTGCAAAATCTTCTAAAGCTTGTCTTCTAGGATCTACCATTTCTTACAACTCCAATAACGAGCAGATAGCTTAGTATTTTTCTGATCACATTTGTGGCGGGCGCGAAAATTTTTTCTACGTTCTGGGTTGTATGACTTGTCTGGCATTTCAGGATCTCCAAATCTTACGATCTTCTCCTCTCCACTCTCGCAACCCTTAACTACCCATGACTTATTTTCACCGGGAGTTCTTTTGGGACTATTACAAGATAGCTTTTCTTTTAAACTAGACCATCTTTTCTTTTTCATAATTATAATATAGCATAAAGCAAGACATATGCTAATTCCCCGTATACTATAAGGGTGCTTTTTTCTGCATCCTGCATCAAAACCGCACCTGAAGACAAAGCTATACAAATTATCCTATTTGTGGTATAACCCCCTTAGAAGGTAGAATGAAAAAACAACAAGTTAGACGCAAAGCATTAAAGAAACAAAAGAAAGTAATGATAACTTCCGGAACAGTAGTTCTAGAGCTTGCATTATGGGAGTTCTCAGGAGATGAGGCTATTATTCGTCACTATGCTAATCAACTTGCACAGGCTATATTAACCAGTTATAATCTAAGTAATTTTGGACCAATAAGTTTTGGCTTAAAAGACGAGGAATAGCCAGTTATAATACGTGACGAATGATTTTATGAAGTGTAGCTAAGTTTGTGCCGCAGTGACACATCAAAGTACACTCACAATGGTAAAAAGTGACACATATGGTTAAGTTTACTAAAGATACGTTTTTAACAATATATTTTTCTGGTCTTAAAGTAGAGACCACTCCCTATATTTCTTGTGATATTGCATATTTATGGAATAATAGTGTATTTGATGGAGGAGAGGATATTTATGTTTACTTAGTAAGTCCTGAAACTAAGAGTAACTATCTTAAGTTTATTGAAAATATGAAAAAAGAAACCCCCCTTCTTTTGGAGCTTAAGTAAATGAAAGATGCCCTACAAGCACTACGCAAGATTGCACAGATGACCGATCAAAAACATTGGAACTGTACAGAAATGCGTGAAAGAGCATTGGAAGAGTGGATAAGTGATTGGTTTATTGAGTTGGAATATGAACAATCAGTACTAAATCAAAAATATTTAAGTTCTGACTTTGAAGATTTTCTAAAAGAGCATGTGGGTAAGAAGTTAGTTGAGAAAGCAATGGAAGATGCTATTGAAATTACTAGCGATAATAGCAAGATTAAAGGTAGAGTTGTATGCTTGAGAAGAAAGATAAAAAATTAAACTTAGCTGAACTAGAACATGGACAAATTGTATGGTCAGAATATTTTAAATGCTATGTAATATACTCAGGAAAGGATTTTGACGAGGATTTTGTTTTTGAATATTTACATAAAAGGGGATATTGTATCATACACACATCAGATATATACGATCCTCCCAGCTTACTTAAAGAATTAATATAACGAGAGGTTGCAAGTGACAGTTAAACTTAAAAGAACACGAAAAAAAAAGCAGGATCTTAAAGGAACTATACATAGTGGAGTACTTTTTATAGGAGATTGTCAATTCTTCGCACAATCCCCTGTACTAGAGCTAGACGCTTCTACGGGACTGCTTAAAGATGTTACCCCAGTAGACCCACTTAATCCTTTCAATACCTTAGATAGAATATTTGACTTAGCAGGAGATGGGGAAACTAACGTAGAGGTGGCTCCATATATTCCGGGCAGGGGAGTTTTAATCAACACCCATATGCAAGGTGGGGCTTTTATTATAAAAAAGAAAATAAAAGATGGAAAACTTGTTGGATTTACAGTAACAATACGAGGATAGTGTGAATAATAAGAAACAGATTAAATTAATTAGTTATCTCATTAATACTATTGAATTCACAGAAGAATTAGATAATCAAGTTGTTGGAATGTCAGCAGAAGAGATAATAGAGGTACTTGAGCAAGTATCTGGTATTAAAAAAAACTTATACTCAAGCTCTCTCGGCAGAGAATTAGGTTGAGTATAATCAATAACTGGAATACAATATCTACAGAAGAGGCTAGTTTAATCCTATTTCAAAGATGTGTTGAATTAATGCTTAGTAATTCCAGTTATTTAATTACAGCAGATGCTAACATTAGGGTACTTACCCAGAGGTTATACGGGGATTACAGGCAGGTTGCTAAAACTCAAGAGTTTAAAAGAGCAGAGAAGCACGTATTTTTTTTTAGGAATACAGGACTTGGAAGGGAGTTATACTGAAATTTCAAGTAGATGAGAAATAATATATGAAGTTTAATCGTTGGTATAAGATATCGCAATATTATGGAGAGTATTATGTAAAGCCATATGAATGCTATGGTCCTTCTGCTTTCTTAGTATATATCTATAATAAAGATTTTTCTAAAATGGGTACAACCGTTATATCTAAAGAATACTGTGATAATGTAATAGAATTAAGTAGTTTAGAGCAGGAAATGCTGTGACTTTTTTAAAACTTAACAAGTTATACAAATTAGGTAATTCCGTATATGACCCATGGGATAAAGTAGTCTATACTATTAAAATTGTAGAAGTACCTATGATACATGCACATGACGAATACTACTACAAAGCTGAGATTATTAAAATGGGAGATTCCTTACTAAACCACTCATATTTCATGCACTTATACCCAGATGATTGGGGAATGATAGAACAACTTAGCAGTTTAGAAGTTGAACTACTATGAAAGTGGATGTCTGGTATAGAGCTACTTGGTATAAAGGTTCTGGTAGCGTATCAAGCATAATTGTTAAAAGAGTCTCCAGTATAGCGAATACCTTCTCTGAGCTTGGAGGATTGGTGGCTTACGAAGTTATAAAATATCCAAGTTATAAACCAACTGGGTTTGTGCCAGATTGCTGGGTCATCACTGAACTCAGTAGCTTAGAGCAGGAAATGCTGTGACAGTCTAACTATAAAGTGGGAAATATATTGTGGAGCATATTCACATCCAACTCCACACTCTCATCCCCCTCACCCCCCCCCCCCAACCCCCCACCCCAGCCCTCCCGGGCTTGGCACCCTTTTTGCCTGGCCCAATTTGGCCCCAGCCTTGCTCGCACCGGCCTGGCACAGGAATTGCCCATG